GGAACTAGATACATCTGTTTATTTTTACTAATCATATATTGGATAAATAATGATATATTGTTTTCTATTATAGTCTTAGCTTTATACCATTCTATTATATGCATTAATTGTTTATGCGTTTTATTAATATCATCATATCTACCACACCAAGCTGCAACAATTTTATCTCTTTCTATGTATGTTTCAACTTCTTCACCAGTCATTCTAGTAACTTCAACTGGAGCTTTCATTACATATATTGAACATAGTGATTCTGAAGTAGTTGTCCTACCTTCACCCACGGGGTCAATAGATGCATAATACATTCCAAACTCAACATCTTTTACAGGACGTTCCCATACTACAATAGATCCAGTTTTATCTTCTGCTTTTTTACTTACTGGAAATTCTGATATAGGTAATTTATTTGTAACCTCAACATTTAGTTTACCTGTTGCATCTTCATTTATTTTAACAAACTCATAAGGATATTCTTTTTGTTTTATTCTATCTTGCTGTGCAGAGATAAGATGCATAGGAAACTTTGATACTGTCCTTGTATCAAAAGCTTCTTTAATGTTTCTTGGATGCTGAGAGATTCTAAGTTGATATTGTTCAGGTGATAAAGCTTTTTTCCATTCCGCAAATTGTTCATCTAAAGCAATTAAAGCTTCTTCTACCTTAGAATTACCATATTCATCAATATAAGGAGGCATAGACCATTGCTCAGGAATAAATAAACCTGATAAACCTATTGTTCCCTTATCATCAATAAGATTTGTTTCTACTGCATAGATATCATTAGGTATTGGATCTAGCATCATATCTTTTAACGGTTCACATTGTGCCAAATCACCAACTGATCCTGCAGCAATAAAAACACCAGTAGTTATCATACCTGATTTTAAAGCAGGTCTTATATACTCATATGTCTTATTCATCTTAGGTGCAATTCCAGCTTCTTCATGAAAGAAGTACTTAACAGGTCCACCTACACCATTTGTTGGATCTTTTTCAAATGACATACCTTGTATAGTACCTTTAAGACCTCTATCAAAACTTCTACCACTTACTCTTTCTTCAATCTTTTGTTGCCACATCATAACCTTCATAGGATTAAAAGGTCTATACCATGCCGTGTGTTGATTTAAAAAGTTAGCGTATTCATCTAAAAATTTCCAAGTACCTTTATCATTTATATAGTCTTTAAGACTTGCACCCATTTTAAGGGTTACTCCTTCTTCAAACCATACTTGATTTATAAGCTTAGCACTATGAAAATATGATGAAGCAATCTGACGTTTTTTAAGAATAGCAACATGTTTATAATCTAGTTCTGCCAGTAACTCATATAAAGCCATATGATACTGTGCATCTCTTATTTTTGCAAAACCAAACTTCTGATTTTCTTTATCAAATATTGGTAAAAAGTTTAACCACATATAATAGTCTCTAGAAATAAACCATGTTTTATCTCCAGATTTAACTATTATACCTTTTCTACATTTTTCTTTTTCAAAATTCCAATATTCTATAAAATCCTTTGATTTAAAAGGAGCATCACAATAGTAACCATTTTGATTAAAAAGTTTACCTTGCTCATTAAAGATTAAAGAGTCTTCATTAAAGTTATATTCTCCAGGTTTAAAAAATATATTTTTAATAAAAGATTTAAATTCTTCTCTTGATTCAAAAGATGTTTTAGACCACTCACCTTTTTCATATGTGGGTATGTCTATAATAAACTCTTCCATTATTTAATATGCTTTAAAACTTCTTCTATTTCTTCTTTTAAGTATACGTGTTTATCTTGTCCACCACTTACAGTTATACAAGTTAAATCATCAGCATCCTTATATAATTCAATAATATCCACATCTCTAACATAATATGGAGTTTCTTTTATATTATAGTCATCTAGAGTTAAAGTATATTTTGGTACGTTAGGTAAATTTAGATTAAGCATTTCAGCTCTTTCTGTTTGCTCTTGATATTCATCACGTAATGCCTCTATTTTATCTAAAGTAGATTCTTTTACAGTTAGTAACAGCCTTGTAAATTTTATCATTTATTTTATTTTTAATTATTGATCATAAGCCATAGAACTGCCACCTCGTATTCTTGATTGCTGCTCATCTTGTAAATCTTTATAAGCCCCTTTAAATGATTGCCTTATTGCTTCAAAATCTTTTGCCATAGCTCTAATCTGACCAATATTTCCATCTTTACCATCTGTAATTTGTGTAGTTGCCATGTATTTAGCTATTCTATCTAAAGCTTTTCTTATACCATCATATGCTCTTTTAGTAGGTGTTTCATATAATGTTTCACAAAAAGCTAAAGCTCTTTGTATTAATTCATCTTCTGTAGAAAACTCAGGATCTATTTCATTTATAATAAGTATTTCTTTATCAGCTTCTGGTGTATGAAAAAATGGATTTGAATCTGGATCTGGACATGTCATATAAAATAAATACTGATAAACTTTTAAATAATCTTCAGGATACTTGTCCATTAAATTTTTAAGTGTAGTTAAAGTATAACAATGTTCTGTTGGAATTACTTTACCATTCTGTATATCAAATAACTTTACTATCATTTCTTTTTATTTAATTTTTGTCTATTATCTTTTAACCAAGAAATAATAGATAAGACTTCATCTTTTAAATAAGGCACATCCATAACTATTACTTCTTTAACAACAGGATCTCCGTTATCTAGTTTTTTATAAATTGGATAACCATATTCATCATCACCTTCTTGTTCAAAAATAACATGATGTATATAGATATTACCAGGTTTTAATTTAGGGTTATGCTTTAATATAATATACATATAAATACTCAATTGTAAAGCATAATGATTAAAACTACAATCATCTAAGTTATTTACAGGATGCAAAAGTTTTTTAGATATACCTTCCCAGTTTACATAAGATTCAGTTTTAATTTCTTTATTTGTTTTATAATCAATAATATTAACCTTTCCATTAACTACTTCTACTAAATCTGACTGACCACATATACCTGCAGATTTTAAATATACCATATGTTCAGGATAAACACCTTCTGTAAGTTTAGGTTCAGGTGCATATTTTATACCTTCTTTTTCAATAGGTGAATATATAGGTAATGGTACACCTTCTTTTTCAATAGATGCTAAAGAGCACAAATCAGATTCTCTTTGGTTATGATAAAAAGTACCTAATTCAAGAGCTCTCTCAGATTCACTTTTCCAAGCATTCTCAATTTCTTTAGGTTTCATTCCATACCATTTAGAATTTTTATTTTTACTTACTTTTTTTGCTATACTTTTTGCATCAAAAGGTTCTTTAAATTCAGAAATTAATGTAGTAACAGAAATCCAATTAATATCATCTTCTTGTAAACTTACATAACTATGATCTTCTGCATTAAATATTATACTCATTTTATTTATATTTTTCTAATTCATCTTCATCTTCTTCAGTAATTAAAGCCTTCCATTTACCTGCAGGACATTCTGAAGATAAAGCTCTTGTTTTCATAGATAATGTGCAACCACAAAGACTACAGCAAGGTTGTGTACCTTTTACTAAACATTCTTTTCCTGTGTTATCTTTTTTATCACACTTATTACAAATTTCATATCTATCTTGAGCAACAGCTTCAATATAACTTTTACGTAATAAAGAGTTTTTTAAACCCTCCATAATTTGCTTTCTATTTTTCCAAGCTTCTAGTATCTTTTGCATTTTTCCAGTTTTCTTTTTCTTCTAAAAATTTATCTATTTTAATTTTAATTGCCTCAAGTTTTTCTAACTTTTCTTCAGTTGTTTTTTTATAATGATATCCTGAAAAAGAAGAAGTATCAACTACGTTTAATTTTCTTTTACATTTTGTAATTGATTCATCTACTTTATTCTTTCTAATTAAAAAGTAACCTAAACCTGGTACATTAATTTTTAAATCTGAAAGATCAGATAAATTAGTTCTTAATTCTTTATAAAAAAAATTTACAATATCATAAACTTCTAATTCATCAATGTCCATGTTTTCTGAAATTGTTTTTACAATTGTATTATACTTTTTCGGAATCATTTTTAGCAAAAAACTTTATTTCTAGTAATATATTACCAGATGTTTTCAAATTTATTTTAGGATTTAGTTTTATAATTTTTTTATTGCTTTTATCTTTTACAACTATACCTTTTTTAATACATTTATTAATTGCATTTCTAACAGACTGTGGTGTTTTAAATATCCAGTCTTCTTCAGAAGAAGCATCATAACAAAAGTCAGTAAGCTCAGTAGGTTCATTAAAACTTAAAAGAGTTAAGCAATTTAATTCAGAGTCACTTACTGTTAATCTATTTAAATAACAGTAAGTGACTATCTGAAACTTTACTAAATCCCATTTAGGCATCATAGCCTTTTTTTCAATGCGATTTACTAAAGCCATTTCTTAAGATTTTTTAAGTTTTCTACTTGAAGTTTTACTTTCTTCTTTAATAGGTTTTATTGGAGCTTCAGGCACTTCAGGCTCTTCTCGCATATCTTCTTGTTGTGCAAGCATAGCAAATTGTATCTGAATTTGTGTTCTCTTTAACCTTACTTCATCAATGTCAGCAAGAATCTTTTCATAGTTAAACTGAGCTTCTAAATAAGGCATTGACTCTTCATAAAAAGCCATCATTTCTTTTTTCTTTTCCTCCATTTGTTCTGGAGTAAGTTGTTGGTTTTCCATTTGTTTTGATTTTTAAATTAAACTTTTTGTATAACGCATTTTGCGTTATTTTAATATACTGATATAGTTACTTCAAAGTTAGAATGTCTATCAGCAGTACTAATAGTTTTACAAGATACAAGATATCCGTTGTAAGATTGAATATCCTTAACTTCAAAATGGGTTGCGTAAGGTTCATGAAACTTAATATAACCTACATATGTACCATCACTGTTATGAAACTTAAGTTCAAAATTTGAATTTTCTCCTGCCCAACAAACTCCACTTGAAGTTGTGCTACATGTAGCTATTACATCGTGACTAGGTGTACACCAAGTAGGGTTGATAACTACATCTTTAATACACTGTTCATAATCAGAACTTTTTTGTACAAGGATTGAATCATCTAGGTTACTATTTCTAAAAGCAGATTGATCAATACTTATTGTAGCTTGTAATGAAGCTGAGCTACCTTTTCTCCAGTCACCTACACTATTATTAGGTGCAATTAAATAAACAAATAAAAATGTTAGCCCTAAACCTACCAGGACAACTCTTTTTTGTAAAAGTTTTTTAACATTAGTTAAAATTTTTTTCATAATAATTTTTTTTAAAGTTTAAACAAATATACAAAAAAAGTTTAAACGCAAAAAGTTTAAATAAAAAAACCTAGACTTCTATCTAGGTTCTTTTGTTACATGTCTTTATTAAAATTAATTCCAGTATATAAATATATAATCAGAATTTTCTTCTGTCATTTCTTTTTTGCTTTATTACGTTTAGAAATTGCTGCTGCTTTTTTTCTTGCATCAGCTTTACTACTAGCACCCCATGCTTTAAGTGATAATAGTAATCTAGTAGGTTTACCATCTTTATCTTTTTCTGGTCCCTTAGCATTTCCCATACGTGCTAAGAAACTAGCTCGTCTTGGATTATCTCCAGATTTAACAGGAGGTTTAAGATTACTACCTTCAGCTTTGGCAGAAGCTCTACCTTTAGCGTTTAATCCTCCTTTTGGATTTTTCCCTTCTTTTCTTTGCCATGCTGGGCTTTTGTAACTTTTTTTTGCCATTTTATTTCTTTATACGAATCTATTTGTTCTTCAATTGGTCTGTTTCTATTATATTGCTCTACTAACCATTCTTTAGATCTATTATTCATTATCTTTTTTTACCTTTATGTAAATTATGTTTTGCATGCTGTTTACCAGATTCAGTAGCAGCTCTTTTTTTAGCATTTGCATTTGCAAGCTTTTTTCTTCCAGACTTACTACTTTTTAATTTAGATATAGTTTTAGATGGTGCATAAACTTCACCTGTGGCTTCACTACCTTGTGTAGAAGGTTTCCCACTAGCAGTTCTCCACTTTTGTTTAGTCCATCTATCTAAACTTTTTTGTCTTGCTGTTTTTGCCATTTAATCTTCAGTTTTAAACACTTTAAAAAAAGAGTCCATAAATTTTATAGCTTGATCAAAACCTTTTTCATATGCTTCTTTTACTTCATCATATCTTTCATATTTAGAAATATGATCACCTTTTTTAACATGATACTTAGAGCATGCATAAGAATCTGATTTTTTAAACTTACTATCTAAAATAAATTTTTCAAGTTCTGCTTTATTCATTGGTTTTATTTTTTGGTTTTATATCCTCCTCCTGATGCTTTATATTTTTTAGCAAGCATCTGTGCTTTTCTTGCAGACCACTGACCAGGTTTTCCACCTTTACCTCCTGCTTTTATTTCATTAAAAAGTCTTTTACGTAAAGAAGGTTTAGTATAATTTCCTGATTTATTTACTGTACTTTTTTTGGCTGCCATTATATTAAATATTTTTTAACTATTCTATATACAATAATAAATATAATAATAAATATTAAAATAGGCAAAAGAGATTTCCAATCAAATGTTGTTTTATCATAATATCTGATAGGTATCTCTCTAATTATTATTTTTTCTACAGTAATAGTATCACATTCAGCATCTACATATACAGAATCATGTATTGTATATAGTTTAACTTTAAGCCTTTCTTTCTCTATTGTAACTGTGTCTCTTAACAAACTTTCATGAAAAACTGTATCTACAGATACTTTAGGTACTTCTATTCTTACAGTATCTCTTTGTATAATTGTATCCTGTTGATGAACATGCGGAAACTTTTTAACTAGTCTAGCATGTCTTTTAACAGGATCACAACTTAATAAACTTAAACTTG